AATCATCAAGATAAGATGTTATACCATTGCTTAAGTCTATTAAAGGCTTCTTAACACCAAATGGGGATATTAATCCTGCGCCTCTACCGCCGCTTACAGCCGATATCCTAATAGTATAAGTACTAGATGAATTTAAACGTGGTGATCTATACGATGTGCCATAATACAGTTTCCAATCATTGCCTAAATCAGTTGTACTATAATCACCGTATATAATAGCTCCAGATTCATCAAAGGTTTCAATAAGGAATGAGCCGGCTATTGTTTTAGCTACAAACGCAAAAGTCTTAAAAGATGTTGAGGTTTCAGTATTAAATAAAAAGTTTACAACCGCAAAAGCACCGGAGGCGGCAAATTGAACGTATTTATGAATCCCTGTAGGCTCTGTTGAGTCTGTACCTGTTGTTACAACGTGAGTGCTTGAAGTTATACAAACAGGATAGCCGCTTGTATTCAATATGCTCCAATCACCACCAGTGCATAGTTGTCCAATAGGTTGTGAGTTAGGAACGCTTCTTGCTAAAAAACCATTACTTCCGGATACAGGGGTTTGGAAACCTACTTTAGCACTACCGCCTGATGTCAGCCCTTGTGTATTTCCTGATGTATGCGCATTTTCAATAACCCATCCGTCACCATAAACGCCTCTTGAACCTAATTCAAAATAACAATCTATAATTTTATTTACACCACCGATGTTAGCTGATGTATCAGCAACACAATCGTATGTATTGCCATCGGCTGCAAGAATTGACCCCACAAACTCACACCCTATAAAACTATTCATGTGAGCATCTTTAGAAGGTAATGAGGTGTAACCTATATCACCTGTGTCATAAACCTTTAAACCTTTGATCATGCACTCAATAAAGGTATTTAAATTAACAGGGCCGTATCTTTGATCTATATAAATTCCACCGTCAAATAAACAACTAGTAAAAGTGTTGTAATAAAATCCTATATTATTAATATCAGGTGGTAAATCGCCGCCTATATACGTAGCATCTGTTACTTTGAGGCCACTATAAGTGGTATACCAAGATGAAATCCTGGCTTTACCTGTTATTTGAATATTTTCTAAAGTTTTATGCTTGCCTAAGTAAAAATCACCAATAGAGACATCACCTACAAAATTAATGTCCCTACAATCACCAACTGGAAACCATTTTTTATTAAGGCCATAACCTACACCTGCTGTAGCATAGCTATCTATAATCGTATCCGGAGTTACGTTATAAGTTAATCCACCGCCTGTAATTCTTTTGCCCGTGCTTACTGCTAATTTAATGGCTGCTGAACTATCGAAAGTAGGATTTTCCGTTATGGGTATAGCTCCATAATCAGCAACATTCACTTCACCACTAGATGTGTCTTCATTAGCACTTAACGATGTATATACTGTAGTATCGTTCCTATTTTTAACTGTAATACTGTATGCAGCCTTTGTGAATAATTTTACTGGAGTACCTGAATTGTATGGATAGCCATTTAAAGTGCGTATTGGTTGCGCTATTAAAGTTGAGTAATTAGCATCGATATAAACATCAATAGGATTCGATACGGGATCTAATCCACTTGCTCCGATATAAATGCGTCCATTATCAAGTTGCGAACCATCTATATCTGTAAACACTTCAAAGGGCGATGTTACTAATGGCATATTTATTCTCCTAAGCTATTCTAAACCACGAATTTAAGGTGACATTATACTTAATTGTGAAGCTATGCTCTGCTGCCAAAGCAGTAGGGAAATTATAACCTGTAGCACCGTTTGGATTCAACGTAAATGATGTTACTTGCTTTGTTGTGGAAACCCTTATTTCTTGTTCTATTGACGGTGCTAAAGGCAGGATTATAGTACCAGACGCTAAAGCTGCTGATAAATTCAGTATAATCCATAAATCGTTTGCGGTTGTTGTTAAGTTTATTGTGAATGGAGTTATGGGCGTGTATATAGACGTTGTTGACTCACCTTCAAAAGCCCCGCTCCCTGGATTTTCATATAAATATTCAAGAAAGTCACTTATAGCAAGCCGTCTTGAATCCCCCTGGTTAGTTGCGTATACTAACAACTGGTCACTTGCTGTGACAGTCTCTAGCAATGGTAAATTATTTATTGTAGACATTTATTTTCCTATATGTTATTATTATAACATATCTTTATTGTATAATATGTAAATAGATTATAAGTTATAATATAATATAACATACTTATTGAGTGTTATGAAGAATAATTATGAAAATTGTTTGAAATCAGTTCTTTTATCAGAGGGTGGTTATGTCAATGATCCTCATGATCCAGGCGGCCCTACAAATATGGGTATAACCTTACGTACCTATCGTAAACACTATGGGATGCGTAAAACTAGATACAATTTAAAGCGTATAACATTTCAGGAAGTTGCTTATATCTACCGCATATCTTACTGGAATACTTGCAAATGTGATATACTACCTTATGGAGTTGATCTGATAACATTTGACTCTAGTGTCCATTCAGGGCCTTTTAAAGCTATTAAATGGTTGCAAGCTGCTGTGGGAGTTAAACAAGATGGTATTATAGGCCCTATAACAATGGAAGCTATAATTAAAACACCAGCCGCTAGGATTGTACGCAAAATGTTACCTAATCGATTAAGATTTCTTGAAAAGCTGCGCGGTTGGTGGAGATACGGCATCGGATGGCGTAGACGCATCAATAGACTTGAATCACAATCCTTAATGATGATTAAAGAGTATCATTCTAGTCATGGCATAGTTGCTTAAATTCACAAGGAATCAAGCTCATGGAACTGGACGCGGAACTCAGGGATGCGATTTCATGGACGATGTTTTTTAATATAATAAACATTATGTTTTATAAAAGTAAGTGCTAATATGGAAACTAAAGAAGACATAAAACCAAACAATAAGGAGCTGCGATCTCAAGAGAATATAGCCTCAGTTATAGAATTATCAAAGATTGGCATTCCTCATGATCAAATAGCAGCTTTATTAGACACTACTAAAAAAATACTGGAAACTCATTTTAAGAAGGAGCTATTGCTTGGTTCCGCTTTAGCAAACAGAGAAATCGGCGGTACTCTATACAATAAGGCTCTGGAAGGTGATGTAGCTTGTTTGATATTTTGGACAAAATGCCGCATGAAATGGCGTGAAAAAGACCAGCCTATAAGGCATGAGCCAGTTCAAATAGAAATCAAAAGAATCATTGTAGACGTGAATCCGGATGCAAATGCAAATACAGATAAAAACGCCTAGGTGGGCTAAACCACTGCTAAAAGATAGTAGATATAAAGCCATATACGGTGGGAGAGGGTCTGGAAAATCTCATTTTTTTGCTGAATTAGCTATTGAAAAAATGGTGCACGACCCTGAAACCAAGATAGTATGTGTACGTGAAGTGCAACGTACTCTATCGCAATCTGTGAAATTACTATTAGAAAACAAAATAAAGGAATTTGGTATTGAGGATATGTTTGATGTTCAACAGGCTTGCATTAAAACCCGATTAGGAACGGGGCAAATTATTTTCCAGGGTATGCAAAATCATACTGCTGAATCTATTAAATCATTAGAAGGCTATAGAATAGCGTGGGTTGAGGAAGCTCAAACATTTAGCCAGCGTTCATTAGATATTCTGCGCCCTACATTAAGAAAAAAGGATAGTGAGCTATGGTTTAGTTGGAATCCACGTAGTAAAAACGACCCTGTTGATAGTTTATTTAGAAAATGCTATAAACCTACTGATGCAGTTATAATCGGCGTTAATTATTATGATAATCCTTGGTTTCCTGATGTTTTAAAGCAAGAATTAGAATATGATAAAGAACGTGATCTTGATAAATACAAGCATATATGGCTAGGTGAATACTTATCACATTCAAATGCGCGTGTATTTAAAAACTGGAAAGTAGATGATTTTGACACCCCTGCCAATGCACAATTTATGTTTGGAGCTGATTGGGGGTTTGCTAAATCACCAACCGTGCTTATAAGATGCTATATTGCTGGGCGTTATTTATTTATTGATTATGAAGCGTATAGAGTAGGATGTGATATTGTAGACACACCTAATTTATTTTTGACGGTTCCTGAATCTGAAAAATGGCCTATAATTGCTGATAGTGCACGGCCTGAAACCATAGCACACATGCGTAAAAACGGCTTTCCTAAAATGATGAATGCTGTAAAAGGGAAGGGTTCTATTGAGGATGGGATTTCTTTTTTACAAGGATATGATATAATAGTACATCCGCGTTGCAAACATACCATTGATGAGTTAAGTTTATATTCTTGGAAGTCCGATCCACATACGGAAGAAATATTGAATATTTTAGAAGATGATCATAATCACTTAATAGATGCTTTAAGATACGCTTCGGAGTCCGCACGTCGCTTGAAAAAAGCACAACCAACCAACGTAAATACCAAACCGGTTATCCA